GCTTGACCTTACCAAAAGAGGATTCAAATACATTGATCTGGTCATAGTTCTCGTAGGCATGGATTTCGTTCAGGACAAGACATCCTGTTCGCTTACCATCCTTGGTCTTTGCGTTCGAAGTGTTGTATCTCATCTCCGATCCTGTTGCCAGGTTCGTGATAAGTTCCTTTGTGACCGAAAACTTTCCCTTGAATTTTGGATTATCATGTAGCATGTCATAAGCTACCTTGAATGTGTCCTTAACCTGGCTCTCTGAGTTCGCCACAATTTCAACATGGTAATTTTTCACTCCGTAGAGCGGAGTCTGAAAGAAATTTACCAGCGGCACGATGAATCCATCTTTACCATTTCCACGTCCTTCCTTGATGAAGAACTTTGAAAATACTGGAATGTCATCCACATACATAAATGCAAAGGCATAAATGAACTTTTGGAATGGAAATAGTTCGTAGTAATTTGTTTTGCAGTACTGTAGACAGTTCCTATATGTTTTTTCATCAAAAAAAACATCGTTTCGCTTCAATGTCGGCTTCACGATGTTTTCTATCAGCAATTTTCTCTTTTTATTTATCCATTTCGGATGCTCTTCGGCATATTTGAGATAATAATCAATCTCTTTACAGATAACCATCTGTAGGATTCTCCGGCTCTGGTACCGGCTCTTTCAACTTCAGATCTGCCAGGATCTTCAGCATAGTGGCCGTAGTTTTCTGCAAATTGACAACGCTTTCGTTCGCTTTTTCCACCGTCATTCCATTCCCGTTCACGGTCTCGTATCTCAACCCTTTGCTCTTAATATCTGCTATTAGTTTCTTTTTCAATGACCAGTAATATATATAATCATTCACTAGATCCATGTAGAATTCTGCACTCATTCCACGTAGTTCCAGCTGTCTAATCAGCGACATTTTTACGTCTTTTTGTGTCAATTTGCTCACCTCTTTTCGCTCAAATCATGCCTTTTTCGTAACTTTTTTTGCTAAAAAACACGGGTTTTTATGCCCGTGTTAAAAAATTTCTTCTTAAAGTAAATTTTAAAATCTGATACCCTTACCTTTTTCACGCGAGATTTTCATTTTTCTCCAGAGTCATGGCTACATCCCCGTTCTTCACTCAGGAAAAATCGCTGAGAATTTACCGGGGGGGCTACCACAGCTCCTTGCTCACAAGCTTCTTCTTTCTTTTGAATCTTCTTGGTGCTCTGCCGTGTCTAAGGTTATGACACGGCACACAAAGACTGATTAGGTTATCCTCTTCCAGTCCGAGTTCCGGATGTTCCTTCAACTCAACAATGTGATGTACTTCTTCGGCTCTCCTTATCTTTTTCTCTTCTCCTCGCAGGATGTCGCCTGCTGCCGCTGCATCTCTCAATCGTTTGCGACAGTCCTGGCACTCATAGTGGTCTCTCTCTAGGATCTGCATCCGCTTATGTTTCCACATTGTCGAATTGTAAAATTTCTTTGCTTCCTTGTCCGTCATAGTTACATCCCTTCATACAAAAAAGACACCTGCCGAGAGGATTGCAAGTGTCTCTTTCAAGAGATTTGTATGTACATGTCTGTCTTTCGACAATATCAGATTAGCACAGTTAGAACTCCAGTGGACTCCACTCTTTAATTGATTTGAATATTTTTCAGTGCTCTTCCGTGTAATTCGTAGATCCAACTCTCACTGTACTCCATAAGCTGTGCTATCTGCCACCATGTAAATCCTTTGATATACCTGTAGAACATAACATCTCTTTCGTCTTGATTCTCCAGCTTATTGATTCTGTATTCTATATCTTTGTATGTCTGTACCTGCTTTACTCCCTCTTGATACAGCTCGTCCTCTCTTTCCTGAAGAGCCACCACATAAGAACTTAAATCACTTTGATTGGATCCATGTGGCATCCCGTTATTGATTGAAGAAGGATGCATCTTCATGTTTCTGATTTCTTCAATCTCTGATTCAATCCGTTTGATTCTCTTTCCGTGTTTTCGGTACGCTCTGAGATATGTCTTCTTCCGGTCATTCTCGTTCTTCACATTGTTCTCTTCCAGTCTCTTCTCCATTGGCATCATCTCCTATCTTGTACTTTCTCGCCAAGTATTCTGCTACATCTCCATGCCACAACTGCTGCCCCTGTGCTTCGATCAGCTTTCCTGCCTGGCATGCCGGTCGATGAAACTTCTCGCTTGCCTTCCGATCAGGTGGATGTTCTGCCATAGCAACATAATGTTCTTTTTGGTTCTGCTGGATTTCCGCAGGACTCCAGCGTGTGTCTGTACTTCTTTTCACTGTTCATCACTCCAATCAAGAGCCTGCCCGCAAAATTTGCAGCGTGGGCACGATGCTTGTCCGTTCCATGTTTCAATTTTCTTTTGTCTCTGCTCCTCTAATGCTTTAACTGCCATTTTCTTTGCTTCGATGTTTTCTTCGCTGTTGGATGTGTCCAACCCCTTAATGATTCTGATTGCATCTTCAATATTCAACTTTCTTTCTCCCTGCTATGTAATCCAAAGACACATTATATGTATCTGCATATTTGATTGCTTCTCCTAGCGTCAGCCCTTTCCTTCCTGTTTCAAGATCTTGTAGTCTTTCCTCCTTCATGTCTAACTTGACTGCTGCCTCTTTTCTTGTCAGTCCTCTGATTTTTCTTAGATACTTCAGACGGTTTCCTGTTGTTCCTACCGGTCGCAATATAACCATTGTAATCAATCCCTCCTTTCACATCCCATGCGCATTCTCCTCTTCTAGCAGTTCAGGATTGTCAAATGCGTTGCCGACAACTTCCATCTCATTTAACTTGATATACGTGTCCGTAAGTGGCATCGAATAACAGAACGGCTCGCATTTACTTAATTCATCCGTTGGAATCACTTCATAATGCCATCCAATTACACTGTCTATCACTTCTTCGCTTTCTACTTCTATGACGTTAAACTCTCCGAATACTGCTTTTACAAGATCATCCGGATTACCATGACACATCAAAATGTCGTTTTCCCATATTTCCTCGCCTTTTAAATCAGTCAAATTCGCATATCGGCAAATCGTATTTTCATCAACAAGGAATTCACCCTCGAGACTTTTATCGTAAATATAATCCTTATCACTAAGATAGCCATGTACCCATGTCCCATTAAGATGCTCATTACCTGGAATTGCATGAATATGTTTCGCTCTGAAAAGTATTTCTCTATTCATATTCTTCCGCAGCCTCCCTTAACTACCGGAATATCTGAGAATACCACCGTAGCCCTCTCGTTTTCAGATGCCGCTACAACCACAATCTCTATGTCATCATATCCAAGCATAAATTCCGGAATGAGGTAAATTCCGTACTGCTCGACAGCTCCGTGATTATTTCTCATGTAATTAGATACAAATTCTAACTTTTCATCCAACAGATTGTGTGCTTCCTCTTCATCGTACCGCTTTGTCAAGTGTGTGATTGCCTGCTCTACGTTCAAGCTTCCTGTCCACCAGAAAAATGGCTCGATTTCTTCGATATACTCAAACTTGCTATCTGCTATAGTCTCTTTCATCTGCTTCCCTCCTTCTGCTTCATCCACCTTACGCATTTTCTTGATATATTCACGGACTGTCTGGACCGTTGAAAGCACTCCGTCATAAAATGGATCAATTCTTTCATGTTCTGCAATTGTTGCTTTTGTTTCCTCTTCTGCCTGATCCAGCCAGTCAACCAAATCTTTCGTGTCTCTTTCTGTCATATCTTCTCCTTCTTTCCATTTCATCTCTTTCTTCGCAATACATTAAGCCTACATACTTTCCGTAACTCATTCCTTCCTGTCTTGCTTTTGCATTTATCTCAGCCAATTCGCTTTTCCAAGCTGTTGATCTCTGTCTTTTTGGCACTTGTCTGCTCCTTTCTCCTCCCTGCCGCATCCAGGGAGGAAATCCTTTGCCTTCATGTTACAGTTTGTGACATACTTTATCTCCACGCCATTCAGCGGAGGTAACTATAAATAATTTTTCTTATATCTCGCCATCCACTCTTCTCTCGTATGTGTCTGCTCATATTCTGTCTGTGCTATTCTGCAGAGCAGTTCCCGCATTTCTCGGTTATTGTGGACTGCTTCTGGTCCTTCTTTGTGATGATCCCGGCACAGATTTACTTTGAGTCCATCTGCCTCAGATAGTTCACGCTGGCCGGATCCGAACATGATGTGATGTTCTTCTGTGTATTGCTTGGAAGAATCGCCATAGAGTATCGAACAGAGATAGCAGACTCCCTTTCTACTCTTGAGGATGCTCTTTTTATGCGATTTCCTTTTTTTCTTGCAAACTAATTTTGGAAATGCCATATCTGAATAATCGATGCTCATAATATAATCACCTTATTTTTTACCGATTTCATCTCCATTTTCATCCACCTCTGCTTCTAACCATTTCTTCCAATACTCTGCTGAATTCAGCATCATGTGAGGCATCTCTTTCACGGATGCTGCCATGTACAGTGCCATCTTGTATGATTCCATTGTCTTCATGTATTCCCATCTGCTGCCGGCCGGATTCTGTTCTTCTTCGGACTTATCCACCGGTTCTGAATCGGCTCCCGCTTCTGTGTTTCTCGCATTTTCTTCCATCTGCTCTGAATTATCCACAGGTTTTTCCACAATCTCCACAGGTTCCGGCATTGCACTGGTGCAATTTTCCTCTTTGTGCTGTCCCGCTCTGATAAAATCGCTCTGTATTTCCGTTGTTTCCCCTGCTTCCGGAAGCATTTCCGGAAAATCTTTCTCGATCTCTGTCTGTCCTGGAATGTCGTTTGGAAGCTCTACCGGTTTCTCCGTCTCCTGTTTCTCCGGTTTTTTTGGTTTTGGCAGCTTCGCCTTCACTACCTTTGACTCTTTTCTCTTCTCTTTCTTCGGTTGCACTGGTGCAATCCGTTCTTTTTCCGGATACTTCTGTCCGTAGAGCTCCTCCCAGTTCTGTTTTGCGTCTTCCTGTTCTGTGATCAGGACAAGATAGCTTAAAATATTCTCCCAGATAAACTTTTCTTTCAGTCCTTGTCTTACAACCTGCAGTATAACCTCGTCCTTCTCATCGTTTAGATAGAGCATAATTCTTCCGCAGCCTTGTGGTCTTACACTGTACAGCTTGTCCCCGTCCGGTGCTAACACTTCTTTGATTCGTCCTGTTCCTACGCTTGTTCTGACTGCCTCATGCAGCTTCAGATACAGTTCCGGTTCATCCATGCAGATCTGATGGATTGCCTTTTCCAGATTGTCGAGTTCTTTCTGTTCTTCTTTCTCGCCTTCCAAAATGACTTCGATATCTGTGATCTTCTCCTCGTTTTCAATCTCTTCTTTGACTGCCTGAATCTCTGATTTGCTGTATGCCGGTGTCAGCTCTTCCGCTACGCTTTCCGGAAGGGTCAGCATCAGTGCCAGCTTCGCATAGCCAAATCCTTTATAATGCTCCTGCAGTCTCGGAGAGTAACCACCCTCCGAGAATCTGTCATTGATCCTGATGTATCTTGATACCTGTGTAGCTTCAAGCTTATATTCCGCCCACGCAAATTCATTGACATTGCTATATCCTGAATCCTTTAAGATATCGGTATCTCTTCCCTGCTTCAGCAAATATCCCGTCATAACAAAATCTTCCACGGTCCTGTTCAGGACAGTGTTCATTGCTTTTTTATACTCTTCATAATCCTGATACTGTGCTAATTCCATCAAATCGCCTCCAGTTCTTTTTCTATTTCTTCTGCTTCAAGGAAATCTTCCGCCAATCCCTGAAGGACTCTTATATTCTTTTTCTCTTCCAGCTCTGCAATATTGGCTTCTCTCTTGATCTTGCTGATCTTGGCCAACTTCTTATCTTCCTCTGTCAGACGTTTCCTGATTGCCTTCTGCCATTCTTTCAGGAATACCCGGATTTCCTCGATTCCCGGCTCTTCGTCATAATAGCTTCTGTGCTGTCTGATTGTGCCTCCCGGCTCTACTTCAATCGTGTAGAATGGGATTCCCGGTGTTTCCTGTCTTCGCAGGAAACAGATATATGTCTCTCTGCTCTCGATCCTGTCAAAATATCGTTCACTGCTGCCGGCACAATGATGCAGCGCACGTCCTTCTTTCACGATATCTACTAACGTGTTCGGTACAATGATCTTATACTCTTCATCTTCGTACTCATATCGGCTCTTGATCTCTTTCAGGATCTCTTCTGCTTCCGGAAACTTCTGCCGCATCTCCTGTGCATATGCTTCTTTTCCCTCTGCATTGTTTTCCAATTCTTTCAAGATCTGTATCTGCTGCCGGTCTACAACAACTTCATCATGTCTGCGTTTTAACTCTCTTGGACGATAGACCATCTCGTCAGCCATATTTTTGCAGCATGCCTCGCACATATTGAGATAATCTTTATATTCTTCAAGCACAGCTTTTGCCGTCATTCCTGCATATTGTTCTTTTTTCTGCCTTTCGATGTAGTTCATAATCTTCTGTGGACTCATATATTTTTCCAGTCCCCGGATGCCGCTTGGTTCTATCTCATTTTTTATCATCCACTGCACCGTCTCTTTCGAGATCTTCTGCCCTGTCTCGTCCGAATACTGCATCCAGCGTACCATTCTGTTCCCGCCATGTTCGTCACGGATCCGGTTGATCTTCTGACGGTCTTGGATTCTGAACATTCCCTCAATGCTTTCCTCTCTCATGTCCAGTGGTCCATAGTATTGTGTCGGATATCCCGGATAGTCTGTACAACCGATCGTATCTCTCAGCAGATTCCAAAAGCGTCCTTTTGCCAGGCACTCGATCTTCTGTGCATATCCTTTCATCTGTCCCGTCCCTGCCACAAGTCTGTTGTAGTTCAGTTCCATTCCCGTCTTTGATAGATACTCCAGGACTTTCGTTGCTTCGCTGTAAGTGGTCCCGTCTAATATCTGGCCGAATTCTCCCGGATACAAGTAACCTTCTCTTGCTCTTAAATTTTTCCGGTTTCCTTTTGTCCATCCTTCCCAATGGTCCTCATAATAAATCTTGTATGTTTTCTTTGTTTTTCTGTTAGAGTAGACCTTGTACAATAAGATTCTGATTTCATCTCCAAGCTCTACATAATGTCTTCCATTATCCCATCCGACCTTTGCTTCTATGATCCGAAGCACGCTTGTATCTTCATCTACCGGCTGGATGAGATAGCAGCTCTTCCATTTCTGTTCGATATGGTCTGTTCTTGTCTTTGCCCTCACCAGTTTTCCGCAGGAAGGGCAGAATACCATATCATTGTGCCGGATCTTCTTTTCTCCATCCTGTCGTTTGATTTCTTCCGGCCAGCTGGATTCTCCGCAGTTCGTGCAGACAAATTCTTTCGTTTCCCTGTTCCGGAACATGTAATCCTCTCCTGCTGCCTGTTCAAAAAACCATTCTCTTAGATTCTTCGGACGACCTGGAACTTTTCTCATCAGATTCATGAGTTTTATTTTCCGGTTTGTTTCACATCTTTCCCTAATCTCGCTGTTATAGCTATGTTCCAATCCGTTGATTCTCTCCCATGGGCTGTTGTTCCACGCTCTGTGTTTAATCAATCTTTTGATCCTGTTGGCGTCTTTCTCCTGCAATTTCGGATAATCGTCATATGTTCTCCATTCCCAATCTCGCCAGTCCTCGTTCAGTGCATTCAGGATACCGCCTTTTCTCCAACCATGCTGCTCTTTCCAGTACTCATGTTCCCCTGTCTCATAGTTGATACAGTACCGCACCAGCAGTTCCTTCGCCTGATAGATATTTAGGATCAGGATTTCCCCCAACTCCTGCAGCGAGGCTGTAAGTCCTTTTCCTTCCGGTTTCTTTGGTTTGATCCGTTCAATCGCTTTTCGTTTCATTTCTGCACCTCCACCCATTCTCTTTCTTCTGTCATGGAATAGATCTGATGCGCTTTCGCTTGTATTCCGTCAACATTCCTCACGCCTGCTGCCACTGGCTTGCCTTTCTCGTCCTCTACGATCAGTCCGATCACGGTTCCGTATTCGCCTTTCACTTCCGGATGTTTTCCCCTTGCGATCGCTATCTTTGTCTCTCCGATCGCTTTTGACCGCTCTTTTTCTGCGTATGCACCTCTTTCTCTTTTCTCCCACGTTCTCTTCGGATGGATGATCATATATTCCATTGCCGCCATTGCAATCTCCATAAGCGTCAGTTCTCTTAATAATGTCAGCTCTGTAGATACGACCATCGAGCATCCATCCTCTTCGTCTATACTCCCGCCAGCTTCGCACAGGAAGAATTTGTTCTTTCCATCGATCGGATACCACTGCAGGCAATCCAGGATATACTCCGCCGCATGGAATCCAGTGGATCTTGTTTTGCTTTTCTCTTCTTTGTAGGTCTTCCCTTTCTCGTACTGGAATGTCCCTTTTCCGTGTTTTGCCTGAATTTTTTTATTGAACCCTTTGTATACTCTCATTTCTTCTCACCCAGGTAATATTTCCTCACGATCTCTTTGATCTGTGCCTTTCCCGGTATGCTTATATACAACGGTGGTGTCAATCCTGCTGCCTTTGTGATCCTGTCATCCAACTGTGCTTTGTCGTTAAATGCATTCTTTAAGATCAGAGCCATGCATTCTTTCAATGACTTCCCTTTTCTTCTGACTGCAAAGGCCATCTCTTCGTCCTCTAAACATAACTGTTCGATAAAATCCGTCCAGTCTCTCAGTGCTCCTGTCAGACTCAGATCTTTCGCTTCCAGTTCCAGTTTTCCCATTGCCGCAAGACTCGGTGTTGTCAGTTCCTCGATTGCACCGGTGCAAAAGTCCTCTGCGTCTTCCGGATCCAATCCGTTCTCTTCTGCGATTGTCTTGATCGCTTCTAAGTCCCCCTCTTCTAACTGTGCTTTGGCCGCACGGTTAATCTCCTCGTAAGAATCAAATTCTCCAAATTTATCAAACATCTTTATACCTCTTTTCCTTGTAAGTACGCTTGTAGCGTCTCCTTATACTCGCTGTCTTTTTCATACACAATTTCTATTTCGTGTTCTGTGCTCTCTTCCAAGAACATTTTCCACAGATCTTGATTCTGTATGCCTTTTCCATCTGATTTCTTCCACTCTGCTCGTCTCCACTTTTCCGGATTATCTGCCAGTATCATGTTCTTGATGTACGTGTTCCTCGTGTAGAACACAACTCTGCATGGTTCTTTAAGCTTTTGCAGTGCATAGATCATTGCCAGAAGCACGCTGCGGTTATAAGTTGTTCCTTCCTCTTCTCCTTTCAGGAATCGGTCTTCAATATCTCCGTTTCTCCTTGTAAATGTTAAGGCTGCAGCATATCCTCCTCTCTTTGGTGCTGCCGGTCCTGTGATCGTGGTTTCTATGTAGATCTTCACCGTCTTCATTCTTCAAATCCTCCTGTTCAGCCTGATCAATGTATATCTCCGGTATTTGAATCCTGTAGCCGGATTGATTCCTTCATAGCTCTTGGCAATGTAATAGCCGTTCTTCTGTTTGATCTCTTTTGGCCATCTTGCCAGTTTTTTCTTCTTTGGTGGTTTCAGCGGCATGTTCCGCGAAGTGCTGTAACTGGATTCGCTGAGTCTTGGCTTGTCCCTCTTTCCAT